GTTGAAGCCATCACGCAATAACTCAAAGCCTTTGCGTTTGCCGGTCGCTGAATCAATGCCGCCTTTAATGTCTTCTTCGGTGACTTTTGTCGGGTCTGCATAATCGTAAGTGGCTTTTAAGGTTTCATGACGGGCTTTTAACGTAATTTCACCGGTTTGCATATCCACCACATAATCCGCATCCGGGGTTAAAGTGCGGTCGGAAATTAAGGTTAAATTCAACAACCCTGCATGCGCGGTTTGAGCACGTAATGTGTTGCTATCTTGGGTTAAAACTTCGTTAGTGACGTTAGTTTTGTGCTTGGTTGGATCTAATACGTTGACCACATACACCTTGCCGGCTTTATAGCGAGCTAATACATCAAAAGCATCCGGCAGTGTGAAGCCTTTATCTAAGATCACACCGAATTGCGAAAAGTCTTTGGTTGTTTGGCACACAGTAAGCTCATTTACTGCGCCGATTGGAGCTGTGCCGACGATACCGATAATCGCACCGTCCACAGTTTCCACCGCAACAGAACCACCTGCCACGCGTGTCGTTTTCGTCCCATGATGAAATGCCATAGTTATCTCCTAGGGTTGATTAGGTTTAGAGTTGCCCGCACGGCGATAAAGTGCGGCGGTAAATTTAGGTAAATCTTTGGATTCGCAAAGCTCCACTTGCCACGTTTCCGTTTGCACCATCAGCTGATATTGCCAAAGTCCGTCTGCTTCGCCCGCAAATTCCTCACTTATCAAATGACAAGCGGTGCAGTTGGTCGGCTTAAAGCCCACAACGGCAAGGCGGATTTGGTCAAGCATATCCACTGCGCCGTGGTCGTCGTGCTGACTGCGGGCGATCACCGTGAGGGCAATCATTACCACGCGGCGTTGTTGGATAATGTCCACGCTGTCAATGCTTTCAAACTTCGAGCCGGCATACTGTACTAACACCGCACCAAATTCGTCGGTGAGGTTGTAGTGTTCTAAATCATCAGGAAATAATTCAATGCTGAACTGTTCCGTTTTGTCTTCAATCCGCTTGCGGATGCTGTCTAAAATCGGGAGAGTGGCACTCATATTAATATCCTGATAAATCCAGTTTCTGTGGAGCCTTTGTTTTGAATTTAAGGGCGGACGGCAGGTTGTCATCTTGGGCTGAGCCTAGTTCGGTTAAACCAAGGTGTAACTTGCCGTTTTGAATCCGTTCCAAATCCTTCAAGGCTTGTGTGTGGGTTTCCTTCACATTATCCGGAAAGCCCTTGCCTTCCGGACGGCGTGAATACAACCAAAAACGCGCCAGTTGCAAACAGATGTTGCGCACAAGGGTCGGCACTTGGCTTAACGGCAGCACATAACGCGAACGCAAATAGCCGTCCACGATTTCCGTGGCGTAAGCGCAGGCTTTGGTAAGCACGGCTTGGTCTGCTTCCGTTGCGCGTGATGTGTCGTTTGATAAGGCGATGAGTGTGCTTTCACTCATCACTTCCGTTAAATCTTGTGCCGAGATGTACATTATTGTTTTTTACCTTTGCGAGATTTGGTTTCCGGCTCTTGCGCTGAGGGCGTTTCTTGTGCCGCTTCCGCTTCTGCCGTTTCAGCTGCTGTATCTTCTGCAACAACTTGCTCGACTTCAGCTGTGTGTTCCGCTTGTTGGCGTTGTTCGCCTGCGGTGTCTGCCAATTTCACATAAAGCGACAAGTTTTCAGCTTCTTCATCGGTCAACTCAATATTGTCGCCTTGCTCATAGCGGACACCGTTGTGCAAAATCGCCATGGCGGCGGCAACCAGATACGCTTTTTTCTGTAATTCGGACATGATTTCTTCCTTAAAATGAGGTGAAAAATGACCGCACTTAAAACGGGTTTAAATGCGGTTTGAATCAGGTTTAAATACAGCCTTTGATTAAGTAACCGGCTGATTTACCCACAATGTACGGTTTGTGAATGTCAGTGGTACGCACGATTTCAACTTTGCCGCCCACTTCGGTGTAAGTATCTACATATAAACCGCCTTTACGACGTACTGTGTAGCCGTATGAAGGTTCGTAGATATTTTGTTTTTGCTCTTTGGATTTTGGCGCAACGTAAGCTAATACAATCGCTTTCGACCAAATATCTTTTAAGTCACCGCTTTCTTCGTACACAGCTTCACCGATGACCACTTTGTCAATTTTGACTAAGCGCGCAAAGTCTTCCGGTGTTAATACCGCCGTGGACACGTATTTGATCTTTTCCAACACTTTCGGGTGTTCGCTTAACACTTCCCACACGTCACCGGAAATAGCACACACGTTTGGTTTGCGACCGGTGGTGCGCTTAATTGCGCGGATACCGGCTTTAATCACACCAACTGGGTCAGAATTCGGATCAGTGAATTGAGAAGTACCACTCAAAGTCACTTTGTTGGTTTGGTCGTAGTTCGCTTCATCTAAAGCCAAACCGGCACAATATTTTTCACGTCCAAGCGCAATCACATCTTGAGTAACACCGGTGGCGTATTGACGCAACGGATATACACCTTCGGTTTCATTGACTTCACGGATGTCAATCGGATATTCGATGTCGTTTTCTTCTAAAACAACGGTCAAAGATCCAATGTCTTCCGGTGTTAAACGGTTAGATGCCGCGCGGAGTTCACGTTTGGTGGTTTGTAAGCGGAACGCTAAACGACCGAATGTCGGAATTTTTCCGCCTTCTTTTTGCGTTTCGGCAACCGGGAATAACACTTCTGAAATCATGTTGGCGTTGTAATAGCCTTGCGCGAGTTCGGTTAATACTGGGTCAACAACGCGTTGTTTTGATAAATCAGTCATTGATTTGCTCCTTTATTGATTGACTGCGTTAAATGCGGCCACATAGCCCACATTGTGTTCTTTCATGTAAGCACGGACTTTTTTGTCCATGTCGATGGCGTCAGCTGACGTGCCTTCGGCATATTGCACCGTGCCGTCTTCTGCGCCTGCGGCTTTGTCTTTGGTCGCCACTTCGCCAAATTCGACGATTTGCGGTTGCGCATCCAAGAAGGCTTTGATTTTGCCGTGCAGGTTTTCACCTTCACCAAACTCAACAACGCCACCTGCGGCAGTAGTCGAGCCGTAATTCAATAAATCGATGGCTTGTTGTTTCGCCACCGGGGCAAGTTTTCCCGCTTTCACTAAACCTTCGGCAAAGTCGGCATTGTCGGCTTTGGCTTTGTTCAGTTCTGCTTCGGCTTTTTCCGCTTTCAACTGTTCGTTTTCCGCTTTCAATGCCGCAATTTCTTCAGCTGTCATTTCAGGTTCTCCTTGTGGTTCTGAAGGTTGATTTGAATCGTTATTCGGTTCATTGAAGCTTGGCACAGGAAAGCCTGCCTCCTCTTGTTTGAACCGTTTATATTCGTTGCGAATGGATTCTTCCTGCACGCTTTCCACTAAGTAATCCGGCACGGCTTTGTCGGCTTCTTCCTGACCGTGTTGCCCAATAATCCAATCGCGCAAACGTCTCCAAAGACTGGCTTCCGCCCAATCGGAAAAATCCACCACACCTTGTTCGTTGTCGGCGAATTCCGGATTGCGTAGGCCTTTCACGGCAGGTGGCATTGCACCTAAAAAGCCGACATGGCGTAAATACAAGTTACCCGGGCAAGGATTGTTCGGGCTGTCGGCAAGATAGAAAGAGGAAGAAATTTTCTTGAAACGACCTTTTTCGACCATTTCTGCAAATTCAGGATCAATTTGGTCGAATTCGGCTTTAAGCACATCGCCGTCCAGTTCAAGACGTTTTACCCAGCCATAGGCAGGCGCATTGAGTTGCGGATGTCCGATAACGGCGGGAGATTCATGAAAATTGATGTTGTAAGCGTCAACGGCTTGTTGCAAATCGGCGGTAGTAATGTCCACTACAACACCGTTGGCGTCGGTGCGTTTGCCTGCTTTGAAAATTTCGATTAGTTGCATAAGGTATCCTCGTTTGAATACCGTTAGCATAGAGGGGAAAGAGGAGTTTGGATTTTAAACTGCTTTAAAGGTTTTTAAGGGGAAGTTGGAGCTAAAAGCAAATTACACTTTATATTGAAATTTAAAACGCTTTAAATGCGGTTCAAATCGCTTAAATTCGATTTAAATTTTTTGAGACGATAAATCATATTATTTTGAGATTTAAACGCCACAGCGCGAATTTGTGGCGTTATTTTGATTTTTAGTGGTTATCTTAAATTTTGGTTAATTTGACGTTGCAAAAGTGCGGTGGCTTTTTTCAGAAGTTTTTGTTCGTCTTGAGCATTCACTCCCAACCATGGACGCGCAGGAATTTTCACTTTCTTACCGCGCCCGGCATTGCCACCGAATTGGTGCAAACGGGCATACTTTGCATCACTGCCGAACTCCACCCCCTTGTCATCGTAATTATACGCCGTACGATCTGCAAGGTAGCCATCTTGCCGTAAAATCTTTGTACTTTTACCACGCTTTGCTTTCAACGCTTTAGTACGTGGTGAAAGCACTTGCCAGCGTTTGCCTGTCGGATCAACCTCCGTTTCAAAGCGTGCCGCGTGAATTTTCTTCAAGGTTTCGCCCAACAAGCCATAAAGTTTGCGCGGATGTTGCAGTTGACTCGCAATGCCGGTGAGCTTCTGAATTGCCTGATTGTCGTTAAGGGTGATCTTTAACATGGGTTTCCTCTTGCTTTAAATTCCGCGCGGGGGTATAGTGATCTTGCGGTGGGGGTTTCCTACTGGAAAGGTTGCTTGGCATAAGCCCGCATTATCCTGTTCGAATCAGGCAAACCACCGCAATAATCACAATTCTCCATATAACACTTCAAAACGTCCTAACGCGCTTAAATCTTCTAAACGACTTGCTGTTCTGACCATGTTCAATTTATGTGGTAATTTCTTACCGCTCAACACGTCTTTTAGCTTGATTTCATAGTCCATTTTAACCGCCACTTTACCTTGTTCGGTTTCATAGACGAATAACAGGGTCGGTTGTTTTTGTTGGTCGTCCAATAAAATCGCCTTCGGATGGCGTAGCTTTTCGGGCAACTGCTCCCAAAATTCTACAGGCAAGCTGATTCCCTTGGCTTGTTTGCTGTCGCGTAGTGCATGCAATACGTCATCATCACGCACTGCAATCACCGCACTTTGTGGGGCTTTATCTAAATTGTCTAATTTGGTGATCACGTTTTCCGGAATCACGCCCACGTATTTCATGTTGCCACGTGCGATTTTTTGCTGACTGA